AGATATAGTGACCAGCATGTTTCAGTTTAACCCAAGGAAGCATCCAAACTTTTGCGCCTGCTTTTCTTGCCCACTGACAAAACATGTAGTCCTCAGACAGATATCGTTTAGACTCTGGGTCAATGACACAATCAAAGTATGCCATGATCTCTCTGCTACCATCAAAGTTCTTTGTGCGAACATGGTCTGGTTTGTATGACTTTTCTGGATATGCTTTGTCAAACTTTTCAAATGCACTTCGGGATATCATCATGAAACCTGTACCACCTTCTTTCACTTCGACTGGTTCGTCTACTCTGAATGATGTTTGTCCATCTGTCGGATTGAATACATAGTCACCAACAAACTCTTCAAGGTTGTTTGGATTCTTGTCAGCATATCCTTTGTCTACTGCCATCTTGATCTTTTCCCAAGAGATTGCTTTCTTAGGATAAGGTCCGCAGAGAATTTCCATTTCTGGATTGTTAATCATATAGTGCGAAAGAACTAAAATGTCTTGTGCTTCAAAATGAATGTCACTATCGATAAACATTAGATAGTCAAATTCACTTCGAATAAATTCATCCGCCAGATAGTTTCTTGCCCGTGTGATTAGAGATTCATTGAAGATGAAATATAGTTTCGCATCAATTCCATACTTGGTACAGATTACCATTAAGTCTGCAATTGATTTGGTGTATGTTCCATGACATTGACCACCATACATTGGTGTGGCAATAAAAATTTTTTTCGATCTCAATTGATCAACATTCAATTCTATTTGCATAATTACTCCATATTAAAAAAGTTGTGCTACTCATATATATAAAAAAAGGACCACATTTCTGTGGTCCTTAAGGACTTTCGCCCAGGAGATTAGAAAGGAACTTCAGTACTTTTCACTTCTGCAGGAGTGCCAGTAGGATCGATACCAGCATCAATCTTGGTGTACAGATCGAGGAAAGAATTCTTGGTTTCGGCATCGAAGCGATTGATACAGTACTTGATCGCATCAAGTTTGTTGCCGAAGATCGTGAAAGCCTCTGCAATGTGGACAAGACGGCGAGTGGAAATCAATTCATCAATCGCACCTTCTTCGAAAGTCTTACGAATGATATCTGCCCACTTCACAAGATTGCCAGCAAATGCATCATCTTGAATGCCAAGGTTATCAAAGACCCGCTTCAGAATTTTTGTCTCAATGCGAGTATCAGGATATTCTTGTTCGACAGTAATTGGGAACCGCTCAAGGAAAGCATCATCAAGAATTGTGGCAGCCATGTAGCGACCAGTATCGTC